AAGGTATGTAGCAATAGCGTTACAAAGGGATTGTTTAGCAACGGTTTCAGCGGGTTCTCCAAGTTCTTGTATTGCATAATCTTTTACCAAAATTTCAAGCGAGGAACGGAAACCTATAGCAGCTAATTCGAAATTTTGATTGTATTCAGCTTGCAATGCCTGGTTGTACATGTCAATAAAACGTTCTGATATAGCGGCTAAATTTTCGTTTTTGTATGGCTCAATTTGAGTAGAAGGATACATACAGACCATTGGAGCATCATCTGTATTTGTTCCAGGGTTTTCGCAGGCGAAAAAGAAAAATTTATGACAGGCAGTGCATTCACAAACAGATGTGAGCAAACGGCCATCATTGAAAGAATAATAATTATTTTCTTTCACAATAGCGTCAGTTCCAAAACCACAATGCGGACAGATTGCAGGCTTTTGATATTTAAACGAAAAGGAAGAGTAGAAGGAAGATGCAGATTTAGTAATGAATTTCATAAAAACCTCCTTAGGTAAGATTTAGGCATGCCAGTACCTAATAATCTAAGAATAAGAAAAAAGAGAAAAAAAGTCAATGCTACATTTATAACCAACATGAGAAAGAGAGGCGAGAGAATGAAAGTTAAAACAATCCCAGAAATCAACATGACAGATAATCCTTTAGACAACATTATTAAAATGGCTCCTTATTTGGATGAAGGAAGTCAGCGAACTGTGTTCGGGATGATGTTGGAAGCGGTTATGAGTATAAAAGATGATGGAAAGAAAGCTGGATAAAGAAGCAACTATACTGTATTCAAACGAAAAAGAAAGCGAGGTGAGAAAGAAATGAAATTATTTGGATTTAGAATTAATGCAGGAGAAATCAAAGATGTCAGAGAAATAGAGAAAACATTAGAGAACATTGAAGAAAAGAAAAATAAAATAATAGATCTTGCAGGACAGCTTAGTACTCTGACAGAAATTAAATTCAAATATTCAGCAGATGGGAGTATTGAAAAGAAATTTGAGGTAGATGGATTTGAAATGGATAAGATCTTGGGAAATATGAGAGTAGCTCAGATGCAAATTGTAGATAGCTATAAAAGTCTGGAAGCACTTGGCATGATAGAAATTACCCCTGCTCCAAAGAACAGGGGAAAGACACTACTTGGAAAAAGCATCCAAGAGTTCTTTAGCTAGTTGCGCAATGTCGGATCTGAGTTTTTGAAGATCAGACTTGGTAGCAGGTGCGTTGCCATCATAGACGGCAGAAAGAGAAGCTTCAGTAAAGTGTTCTATAGATTTAAGCGCTTGTTTTTTATCCATGGTAGCTTGCTCCTTTCATAATACTCAGGCATGCCAGTGCCCTGTACCTAAAGAATAGGAGAGAATAAAAAGAAAGTCAAGTTTGACAGAAAGGTAGGCGAAAAATATGACCAAAGAAAAGAAAGAGCGTATCACAGTAATCGTACAGAATCTGAAACAGATGGATATTGTAAGTCTTAAGTTGATGGAGAATAACTCAGAACTCCTGAGAGCCAGAGATGCAATGGAAGTAGAAACCCAGAAAGCAGGATAACAGAAGCGAGGTGAAAAGATGGAAAGTGACCGAGACAGGAGATTTGCACTTGAAGGATTTGTAAGATATCACGATGACAGAATCTGGAAGCAGACGCAAAAGCTTGTCAGAGAAGAAAAAGAAGCAATAACCAAAATGGCAGTTACCCTTACTGCAATAAGAATAACTGCCATGCTGCTTATCTCTTGGTTTGCGCTTCATAAGTTTTCAAGACAGTAGAAGCAACTTCATGTACTGCATTGACAAGTTCATCCTTGGAAAGTTCGTCAGCGGAGGAGTGATAGATTTCGTTGATCATTTCGTGACTGAACAGATCAATGACTTCGTGAATTGTCATATAAAGAATTCCTTTCATAATACTCGGGCATGCCAGTGCCCTGTACCTAAAGAATAGGAGAAAAGAAATAAAAAGTCAATGTAATTGGAGAAGTAGCAGAAAGCGAGGTGAGAAGATGGAAAGAGTGCATTTCGATGAAAATGAAAATCGGCGTGATTGCATTGGTGGAAAAATCAAAAAGAAAGACCATGAAATGGACAAAATAAGAAGCAATTGCCGCCAATCAATAATTATTTCATTGGCAGCAGCTGTAGTGAGCGTGGCAGCGTTAATGATTAACATAGTATTTGGATAATCACCGAAAAGAAATAAAAAGTCAATGTAATTGGAAAAGTAACAGGGAAGCGAGGGGAGAGAGATAGGATTTATGCTTGCAGAAAAACAGAACTATGAAATATGTGAAGCAATAATTGAGATGTTCCATAAAAAAGAAATATCTGTAGAGCAATCCTATGCGATTTTAGATTATGTAAAAAGGAAAATCGCACAGGACACAAAAGTTGGTGAATTAGTCAAAATTAGCTACGAAGATTTTTTATAGCTTCAGAAACAGCCTGAATTGCAGTTTCATCAGCGCAACAGACAAAAGCGGCTAATTCACATTGAGCTGTATTTCCATTATTCAAAGCTATATTATGCGGAACATGAAAAATACAGTCAGGACGGCACTCATTATTAATGAGTGGACAAAATGTAAGTTTATTCATTGGCATTTGCTTTCCTTTCTACATACTCAGACATGGCAGTGTCCTGTAACTCAAGAATAGGAGAGCGGATAAGAAAAGTCAATAAAAGAAAGCGAGGAAAAATAAAATGTTAACTAATATTGAAACAGAAAGAGTTCGAAAAGGGCTGACGCAGGAGCAGATTGCTTCGCAATTAGGAGTATCTCACAAAACATATTACAACTGGATTAATGAAAAGAAA